AAAAGATAGTCACTATTCAAAAGAAAGCATATCAGTTCCATTGCAGGGATTGCCAGAAGGCTGTCCCCGTGATGGACTTCCATACGCTCTCCCTCAAGGGCGAGCCCACGATGGCACGTTGCCCGCACGTCAAGGGGCATTGCGTGCTACTGTCGCAGAAAGCGTGCGATAAACTCGTTCTACGTGCTGATTGGAGTATCGACGGGTAAGTTATAAGGGCGGCAGGAAAGAACGGGAGAGACGCAAAATACGTAAAAAATAACGAAAGGAGGTAAAACGTTATGCCACAAGACAACATCTTAGAAATAAGCAAGGGAACACGCTTTAAAAGCGGTGCGCAAGCGGTAGAGTGTGGGCGCAAGGGTGGTATCATATCGCAGCAGGTGCGGCGAGAGAAACGCACCCTGCGGCAGATGGTCGAGATATTCGGCACGATGGGCGTATCAGACAAAGCCCGTGAGAAGATGGAGCAGATGGGCGTGCCCGAAGAACTGCAAAATCGTTTCATGCAGGGTGTCGTGGCGTTGTTCAACAAAGCGAACAAAGGCAATGTGTCGGCATTTAACGCCATCCGTGACATCATCGGGGAGAAACCCGTGGACGAAACGAAGCTGACTGGCGTCATCGACACAAACGTACAGATAGGCTACGTACAGACGGGAGTGACACCCGTAAACAGTGAGAACGACATAGACATGCGCAAGGAACGGCAATAAATACGTTCTAAGCGCATTTCTTGCGTAAGGTAATAAAATACCCACGGAACAGAAAACAACGCAGCAGGCGCAAAAATCGGAGGAAATAACATGGTAATGCCATTCAAAGTCATAAAGGAGCTGTACGATGCAAACATGAGCGATGACTACCGCACGTTAGTAAACCAAGGCGGAACGTCAAGCGGTAAGACATACACGATCATGCAGGTACTCTTTACCCATGCCATGAACGAGCGTGGTGCCGTGATAACCGTCTGCGGGCAAGACCTGCCGAATCTTAAGGTAGGTGCGCTGCGTGACGCAAAGACCATCATCAACGCCTCGGAATGGATGCAGCAGTTTTTCAAGGTCAACGAGAGCGGATCATTCATCACTGCCGTTAACGCAAGTATTATTGAGTTCAAATCTTACGAGAACGCTCAAGACGCAAAGAGCGGTAAGCGTGACTATCTGTTCATCAACGAGGCGAACGGCATACCATACGAGATATACTGGCAGTTGGCGATGCGTACCCGTAAAAAGGTCTATCTTGACTACAACCCATCGGCACGTTTCTGGGTGCATGACGAGGTGGTATGGCGTGAGGGCACACGGCTGATCATCAGCGACCACCGTGGCAACCCGTTCCTGACGAAAGAGGAGCACGACCGCATAGAGGGTATCAGCGACCCCGAACTGTGGAAGGTGTACGCCCGTGGTGCCACGGGACAGATCACGGGACTGGTGCTGACAAACTGGGATATAGTGGACGTAATGCCCGCAGCGCATGAGCGCAAGATGACCGTCTATGGTATGGACTTCGGCTTTACCAACGACCCCACGGCACTCGAGGAGGTGGCACTGGCACACGGTGACCTATATATAGACGAGCGTATCTACTCAACGGGGATGACTAACCCCGACATCGTGGAGGAGTGTAAGCGGCAGGGGCTGACACGTCACGACCTGATAGTGGCGGACAGCGCAGAGCCGAAGAGCATACGGGAGCTCAAGAACGGTGGCTTGTGGGTTATTGGTGCAGACAAAGGTAAGGACAGCATCGTGGTCGGTCTTGACATCCTGAGGCGTTACCGTCTGCACGTCACCAAGCGGTCACGGGGACTGATAGACAATCTCAAGTCGTACCAGTGGCGCAAAGACCGTGACGGCAGGATGACGAACACCCCAGAGGACGGCAACGATCACGGCATAGACGCTATCCGTTACGCTGCGTTGGCGAAGCTGGGCACAAGACGCACGGGAACGAGCAAGGCAACGGTGATAAGGAACTGACATTATGGATATAGACACTACATTCGATTATTGGCTGCGGGTGGCTGCTCATACGGACTTTGAGATGGGGCGGTACTCCCGTCCTTCGTTTGTCGGGGAGGTGCAGACACCCGAGTCGCTCGACACCATAACGATAGGGCAGCTGATAGAGCTATCAACATTAAAGGACACCAACGACAGTCTGTTCCGTATCTGCGAGATAGTGCTGAGGATGGAGCGCAGTGCCATAGCCCAGGCACGTGCCGTTGACGTGGTGATGTTCTGCGGATGGGTGACGGGAGAGGTGGAGCGCATAAACAAGATATTCGACAATGCGAGCGCACAGCCCACGGACACCGAGAAACGGGCAGGCATAGAACGGTTGAAGTTCGGGCTGTTCGGAATGCTCGACTGGTACGCCTTGCGGATGGGCTACCAAGATCAGGAGCAGGTAAAGGACGTGCCGTGGCTGCGTATATACAAGTGCATGGATATGGATACCAAGAGAATACAATATCAGAAACGTTTGCAGGAGGTAATAAACGATGAGTATCGAAGAAAAAATCAAAAGGGTATGCGCTGACGTGCTGCCGGATATGACGTATGTCTTTGCCGACTGGTTTGACGCCAGTCGTATCGTGTCTAAGGTGCAGCTACCCGCCATCATCAATATCCTGCCCGTCAGTGGCACGATGGAGGTGCGCAACGGCAGGAGGCGTGACGTGCAGAACTGCGCCATAGCCTTCGTCGACAAGGTTGTCAAAGACCCCACTGGAGAGGATAACGCAAAGGTGTATAACCGCATGAAGGACGCAGCCGTAAAGTTCCTGCGTGGACTGAACGACAGCGGGTACTTCGAGCCGTTGACCGAGGCGGTGCCGTACACGGTCATCTATGAGCAGCTGACATCCATCGTGACGGGTGTCTATCTTGACATACAACTGAGGGAGATACCGCAATGTTAGACCCACGGGGAGCACATACCATCATTGCCGAGGAGCTGGAGCGGCTCCGTCAGCGTATCATCGCCAATATGCGGGCGCAGGGTGCGGTGGCGAGCGGCAGGACGATACGCTCAATGCGTGTGGTGATGACTGGCGAGGGCGGTATGCTTGTCAGCGACCAGCAGATGCCCTTCGGCACGCTGGAGACAGGACGCAGGGGCGGTGCGACACCCTTCGCCTTCACTGAGATAATATACCAATGGATGCAGGATAAGGGCATACACGTCACGCCTATGCCTTACAAGACAAACAGACCGCACAAGTACACAGCGCAGGAGCGTGGCGACCGCAGCATGGCTGCAGCCGTGGCGCATACGATAAGGACGAGCGGATCACGTCTGTACCGCAGGGGCGGTCGTGACACGATATACAGCAACGAGATACCAGACACCGTGGAGCGCATAGAGAGCAAGGTGACGGGGCTTATCTCTGCCTATGCCGATGAGATGATTAAGTTAAACAACGTAACGATAGGAGAGTAACATTTATGCGACAAATAACGACAAGCGGTGTGACGCTGAAATACCCTGACGCTGTTGGTTTTGCCTTCAACCCTTGTTTGTTGGTGGCTGATAACACGCAGAAGATGGATATCACGGTGTCTAACGGCACGGACACGCTGACGATGACGTACTACGGCTTCAACGGCAGTGCCTATGCCGACATACGTGCGTATATACAGGCACTGTTCTCGGAGAAGGACTTCGGCAGCCTGACATACGGCACGGTGCAGAAGATACCCACGGGGCAGCCGATATACATCAACGTCACGGCAACCACGGTAGGCGGTACGGAGGTGACGTTCTCCCCGATAACGGTCTTTTACGTGTGGGGTGCGCTGAAGATCGGTGCGCAGGAGGTGTTCAACGGCTACCGTCACCTGAAATACTTCGCCAACTACCCCTTCACGCTCGGTGTCTATGCCACTGGCGCAACGAGTATCAAGTTCGGCAATAACTCACGCAGCATAAACGGTGAGGGCGTGTGGAACGTGGTGCCCAACATCGCAGCAGGAGAGACTGAGGTGGTCGTGCGGGACAATAACGGAACGGTGCGTAACGTCACTTTCGACACGACCTTTGACTTCACGTTCCATCTGTCGGCAGGAACGAACAATCAGGCTATCGCCACGATCAAGGTTGACCGTGAGGCTAACGAGGGCTATTACCTCCGATGGCTCAACCGTCAGGGCATGTGGTGCTACTGGCTCTTCAAGGAGGGTGCGGGCAAGTACCAGAGTGCCGTGGACGGAGAGTATTGGCGTAACAATATCATCGCCTACGATCAGAGTTACGGCTATCAGGGCGGTGCTGTGCGCTACCAGTCGCACAACCGTCAGGAGGTCATCCCCGTCTGTGTGCCGCTCGTTGACCGTGAGACATGGCAGTACCTGCTCGACATCATCAGCAGCCCGCTCGTTGACCTATATACCGGCATGAGCAACGGTGTGGCGCAATGGGTGAGCGTCAACGTGCAGGCAGGAACGACCACACGGGACATGAACGCAGAACTCTCGGACTTTATCTGTAACATAGAACTACCCGAAACACCTACGCAGCACCTATGACACAAGAGTTATACATTGACGGCATACTTGCCGATATGGACGATAACAGCAACGTATGGTTAGACGTAAAGACTAACCTGCTGTCCGACATCACGAAGATACAGTCGAGCGTCACGCTGACCATCAGTCTGCCGATGACGCAGAATAATAAGCGTATCATCGGTCTTGCGCAGGTCATCACGCAGCGTGAGGGTGAGGATATGGCGTGGCGGGTACATAGTGCGCAGTACCGCAGGAACGGTGTCACGCTGATTGAGAGCGGACGGCTGACTGTCGTTAGCGTTGGCGACACCATAGGCTGCACGATAGTATGGGGGTTGTATGACGCTGTGGCACGGCTCCTGAAGGCTGACGTGTCGCTGAACGCACTGACGGAGGAGGTGAACACCGTTCTTTGGACGGGCAACAACACGCCCGACACCTATACGGCAGCGCAAGCGGCAGACTATTTCTTCGCTGCCCTCGATATGTGGTACACCACGGCTCAGGACTACCCGTGGACGAACAGCGACACATTACCTCACCACATACCCGATGAGCGTTTCCGTGGAAGACGCAGGGGCACCCGTCTGCATCCGAGCGTGAAGGTGTCCTACGTGCTGCAACTGATACAGACGTATTGCGGTGTCACGGTCAACTGGTCGCAGGCAGCGCAGGCGGTCATCGACACGCTCGTCATCCCGTTGGTGGATAACAAGGCGAACGCAGACACCTACCGCTCAACTACCGTGGTGTCATTCCCGCAGAAGGCGAAGACGGAGCGCACATTGGGGCTGTTCGCAGCCAGTTACGTGAGCATAGACAGTGCGATATTCCGTCAGGGCAGCGGGGACAACGCACCGTTGGAGGTGACGAGCGATGCGGATATCCATGCAACGATGAGCGTGGATGTGCAGTATGATATGAGCGGGTTTACCCCTGACAGAGAAGGCAACTGGAAGATGCGTGGCGTGTACTGCGCCATCATCGTGGAGCATGGCGAGAACGATAGGGACTATTATTATTGCGGGCTGCGGTATACCCAAATCCAGACGAGTATCAAGGCATCGGACTATCCGTCAGGCATCGTATCGGCGACGCTGACGGGTGAAGGAGTGTTCCCAGTAAAGACCGATGATAAGGTTTATTTCGCACGTTACTGGCAGTCTAACATTTTCGGGGGCAGCAACACCGACCCAGTGACAACGCCCGCCAACGACAACCCACCGACAACGTTCCTCAGCGGTGTGGCGGTCAATATGCGCCCTGCGAATATCGAGGGGCAGGTGCCCGCCAAAGGCTACTACCCGATAGAGAGTAACCTTCCCGACATCAAGGCAGTGGACTTCGTGAAGTTCCTCGCAGCATATACGGGCTCTTTCCCTTTGCAGATAGCGAGTGACAGCGTGATAACTTTTGCATCGCTATCAGAGGTGTTCGGCAACGTGGCTAATGCCGTTGACTGGTCAGGCAAGCTGATCGCCCGCAGTGCGGAGAACACCCCGAAGGATGTGCAGTTCCATCCCAACGAGTGGGCGCAGGTAAACCGCTACGAGTGGCAGGAGGATGAGCGCAACGACCATGAGGCGGGATATTACTCGCTGTCTTTGCTGCTCGATGATGACACGCTGGAGCGTGAGCGCACCGTGATGACGTTCCCCTTCGCAGCCAGTGACGGCAGTCATGTGCCCGTCTATACCACGGACAGCAACGGCACGACAGAGGGCAGCCCGTGCAAGCCCCGTATCATGCAGATGTATGACA